TACTCGCCGTAAAATAAAATTGAAAGCAAGTTAAACCTTTCATTATAATATACAGTACATTCATTCGGACAAGTGTTTCAATATGCCACCCAAAGTTACTTCTAAATCTACTGGCGGAGAGGGGTCTGAAGACTTGCAGAAATATCAAAAAATGACGGATCTCGAACACATTCTTAAGAAACCTGACACGTATATTGGAACGATTGAACGAACAGACATGGTGGAATATGTGATGGACGCTGCTGCCGCTGCCACTGCCACTGCCGCCGCCACTGCCACTTCCGAAGCTGGACCGGGAGAAGCAGCAGCATCACCGGCAGTATTACCCCGTCTCACCCGGCGCAACATTACCTACATTCCCGGTCTATACAAGCTCTTCGATGAAGGCATGGTGAACATGCGCGATCATGTCGTCCGTCAAGCCCAAGCTGTCGCGGATAGCAAACCCGACGCACTCCCAGTGACTACCCTCGAAGTAGAAATCGACCCAGCCGACGGCACAATTCACATGACAAACGACGGCAACGGGATTGATGTTGCCCAGCACCCAGAACACAAACTCTGGATTCCGGAAATGATTTTCGGCCATCTTCGTACTTCCACGAACTACGATGAAAACAAGAAGGAGAAAATCGTTGGCGGGAAGAATGGATTCGGATTCAAGCTTGTTCTCATTTGGTCGGTTTGGGGTCGTGTGGAGACGGTCGATCACGTTCGCGGTCTCAAATACTGCCAAGAGTTCAGGAAGAACCTCTCTGAAATCGTGCCTCCCGTCATCACCAAATCCAAGGTGAAGCCATATACCCGCGTCAGTTTTCGCCCAGATTACGCGCGTTTCGGTCTCCCTACCAACAATCTCACGCCCGACATGGCCGCGCTTTTCCTAAAACGAACCTACGATATTGCTGCCGTTACGGATAAAACCGTGAAAGTGAAATACAATGGATCGCTCATTCCAGTACGCCATTTCCAGCAGTACGTCGATCTCTACATTGGCGCAAAGGGCGGTGAAAGTGGCGTCAAGCGTATCTACGAGAACCCTGACCCGCGCTGGGAGTATGTTGTCTGTCTCACTACTACCGACGAATTTGCACACATCAGTTTCGTCAATGGGATCTACACTCCGAGGGGTGGCAAACATGTCGAGTACATTACCAATCAAATTGTGCGCAAGTTGGCGGAACTCATCAAGAAGAAGAAGAAGGTCGACGTGAAACCCAACACCATCAAGGAGCAGTTGATGATCTTCTTGCGATGCGATATCGAGAATCCGTCATTTTCGAGTCAAACCAAAGACGAGCTTGGCACTGCTGTCGCGAACTTCGGGTCAACGTGCAAAGTCAGTGATGAATTCGTTGAGAAACTCGCAAAGCTGGGCGTCATGGATACTGCATGTGAACTGACTCAAGTGAAAGACACAAAAGCCGCGAAAAAGACCGATGGCGCGAAAACCCGAACGATCCGCGGCATTCCTAAACTTGTAGACGCCAATTATGCAGGGTCTCCCGACAAATCCTCGCAGTGTACGATTATCCTGTGTGAGGGTGATTCAGCAAAGGCCGGTATTATCAGTGGTCTCAGTAAAGAAGACAGGAACTTTATCGGCGTGTATCCGATGAAAGGTAAGTTATTCAATGTGCACGGTGAGACGACGAAACGCATTTCGGAAAACCGCGAGATCGCGGAGATCAAACAGATTCTCGGTCTTGAAACTGGAAAGACGTACACCGCAGCAGATGTTGCCGCGAAGTTGCGTTATGGCAGGGTGCTTTTCATGACGGATCAAGATTTGGATGGTGCTCATATCCAAGGTCTCGGAATCAACCTCTTCCAAACTGAGTGGCCGTCACTGACGAAGATTCCTGGTTTCATCGGGTTCATGAATACGCCGATATTGAAAGCCCGACGCGGTGCACAGGAGGTTCTCTTCTACAATGACGGTGAATTCGAACACTGGAAGAAACAGTTCCCCAATGCAGTCGTGCCCGCAGCTTGGAACATGAAATATTATAAAGGTTTGGGTACCAGCACCGGGAAGGAGTTCAAAGAATACTTCGAGCATAAGAAGATGGTGAGCTTCATGCATACTGGCAAAGAAAGCGATGACCACCTGGATATGGCTTTCAATAAGAAACGGTCCGATGACCGTAAAGAGTGGTTGTCGAACTATTCGCGCGAGGCGTACCTCGATACATCAAAACCGGAAATCCCTTATGAGGAATTCATTGACCGTGGTCTCATCCACTTCTCCATCTACGACAATGAGCGTTCGATCCCGAATCTGATGGATGGTCTGAAGATCTCGTTGCGTAAGATTCTGTATGCGGCATTCAAGAAGGGTGGACTGAAAAGCGAGATCAAAGTTGCGCAATTCAGCGGTTATGTATCTGAGCATTCGGGGTATCACCATGGCGAGGCGAGTCTGAATGCGGCGATTGTTGGGATGGCGCAGAACTTCGTCGGTAGTAACAATATCAACCTGTTTGAGCCGAACGGTCAGTTTGGGACCAGACTCAAAGGAGGTGAAGATTCTGCAAGTGAAAGGTACATCTTCACACAACTCAACCGACTCACACGACTCATCTTTCGTCAAGAAGACGACGCAGTGTTGTCCTATATCGATGATGACGGACAGCTGGTAGAACCGATGTACTATGCACCCGCGATACCGATGATACTTGTCAACGGAAGCAAAGGAATTGGAACTGGATTTAGTACAGATGTCATGCCACATAATCCGCTTCAGATCATCGCATACATTCGTGCGATGCTGATGGAGACAAGCGTCGGTGACCGTCCTACCATTGAACCGTACTTCAAAGGGTTCAAAGGGACTGTGCGGAATATCGCGGCGACGTCCGCGACCTCTGGTGCGTCCGCCAAATACCTTATCAAAGGCACCTACGAAATCATCGCTGACCGTAAGGTCCGCATCACCGAACTCCCGATTGGAACATGGACAGATGATTATAAGCAGTTCTTGGAGAAACTCATGGAAACACCTACCGTCGCGGACAAGGACAAGGACAAGGACAAATCAGCAGCCAGCAGCGCACCCGTCCTAAAAGAGTATACGGACATGTCGACGGATACAGTCGTGGATATCACAGTGACGTTTCATCCATCTTACCCGCATACACCGAAGGATCTGTCCGCTGCGATTGTAGACGCGGAAGCAGGAATAAACAAACTCGAGAAGCTACTTGGTTTATTTACGACACAAGCCACAACAAACATGAACCTCTTCGATGCGCATGAAAAACTGCGGAAATACGCGACGATCTATGATATTATCGAGGACTATTACGCAGAACGTCTTGCGTTATACGCCAAGCGCAAAGCGGCAATTCTTGCGCAACTCGCGAATGAACTGCGTGTCCTCAGCAACCGCGCCAAGTATATTCAGGAAGTCCTCGACGACAAGTTGGAGCTTCGCAGACAGACAAAGGAGGCGATATTTGCAAAGATGACTGAGCACGGTTACGAACACATTGACGGCGACACCGAGTTCAAGTACCTCTTGAAAATGCCGATGGATAGTGTGACGGATGAGAATGTCCGGCATCTCCTCACAGATCGTGACACCAAGCGAGCGCAACATCAGGCACTTCACGATACATCGATTGAGACGTTATGGACGCGTGACTTGGATGAATTGGAGGTTGAGTATAAGAAGTGGGTGGATGCGGCGGTGGCGGCTGCGGCTGGTGGCGCTAAAGCGGCGGGAGGCGGTGCTGTAGCAACCAAGAAGAAGATGGTCGTGAAGAAGGCGTAAGTAATATAAGTAGACAGGTATAAAGAATCGTAACGAATAATAATAAATTTAATTTTTTATTATTCCTGTCATTCACCCCCTCCATAGAATTAGAACCACGGCTTTAGCTCAAGTGTCTTATGCTTGTAGTCAGAGAAGTTCGGGCGCGCAATCGGCGTGTACATGTTGCTCACATCACGCTTGTACTGTATGTAGCCTTCTGCCTCACCATGAATACGAGGAACACAGTAATCAGCGACTAACTTATTCAACTCGATAATCTGCTCACGAATATCAATCGGAGAGTTCGTAGAGTTCTGCAAGTAAATAGTACGCATGATGATACGTAATGTATCGCAGTCTTGTTCGCCAATCACATATGTTCCACGTGATCTCAAATATACACCTGCGCGAATCGCATTTTGAACAATCTGCATATTTTCTTTGCTAAAGAAGGCATTCGACAGCGGAGAATCCTCCCAAATTCCGTTCAAAGCATCACGGTAGGTCACGCATTGATGAACCGGGTTCTTATCATAAAGCGCAAACTGGTCCTGCACAGATGGAGACACGATGTCCAACCGGCCATTTTTAGGTTGACCGATAAATGTTTCTTCGGGAAATGTGCGATAGTCAAAACGATTCATTATATTATTCTGTATATTATATAGAATATCGTATATTTAATAATTATACACGAATGGATTTTATATCGTCCAGTAAAAATACTGGAAGTTCAGCATTAGGAAGCTCATCCTCTGGATCGGGTGATAGTGGCGGAGGTGGAATGTTTAGCGGATTTTTCAACTTATCGATTCAAAAAATGGTTCTTTTATTAGCAATTATTGCGTTTTTCATATCGGTTGGAACAGTCGCGATTTTACTCTGGAAGTCAAAGAGTACGCAAAAATGGCCTCCTGAGATCTCGAAATGCCCTGATCGTATGGACTATGATGAAGCGAAAAAGGAATGCGTCGACAATTACGGATTATGGAATGATACCAAGAAGCTCACTCCCGAAACGACCGATTGTGCTAATTTTAATTCATACAAGGAACTTAAATACGACGGTCAAGGGCTTACGGGTGGTGATAATCCGTATGTTCCATGGGAAGGTATATTTGATGGCGCAAAGTCACGTGCAAGTTCGCTGAAGTGCTTGTCTTAAATATATAACATAAAGTACCATTGTTGGTAGCTTATGTTATACATGATTAAAAGGGGTGCGGTGCGGTGAGGTACGGTGCGATTGACCGTACTTACATACGATAAGCCCCAGGTGAAGCGCCGGATGCCTGTCTAGCAACTGCTGGAAGAGAATCCGATGGTGCTCCAACTCCAAATGTGCCGGCCTTCATATTGCTTGTCACGCACATTGAATAGAACAAACGTGACTGGAAGTACATCAATCCGTACACCAGAATCATCAAGAATGAATACATTCCGCTCATAAATGTAATTTTTCCCCTAAATAATAAGATAAGTGATGATAAGAAACCCAAACTAGCAACCGCTAAGAATATAAAATTTATGACAGTAAGCCAGTAAAAAAGCAAGCAATAGTCCTTATCGAGAGGCGCGAACAGCTGTTGAATTGCGTCCATTTTCTGAATATACCCAGTTATAATATATAAAAACAAAAAAAGGTATTCAAATAGTGTCTAAACTGTTATTTCACAATAAAAAATGGAAGTCTCAAAATCAATGAACTATACACCTTTTCTTGGAAGAGACTCCATCTATAATAACATCCGGGACTTCCTTGCATCCTTTCAAAAGAACAAGTCAGATCTTACGTTCAAGCGCGGAGTATATATTTATGGCGCACCCGGAACAGGTAAAACTGAGTTTATCATTCGATTACTGAAAGAGTTGAATTACGATATGGTAAAATATGACGCAGGAGATATACGCAACAAATCTATCATTGACTCTATCACGCAACACAATATCTCCGATAAAAACATTATGTCGATTTTCCAGCGTAAAGTTCGAAAGATCGTGGTTGTCATGGATGAACTCGACGGGATGAATAACGGTGATAAAGGCGGAATCACATCACTTATCAAACTGATTCGACCAAAAAAAACGAAGAAACAGAAACAAGAAGAAATCACGATGAATCCGATTATATGTATTGGAAACTACCATATCGACAAGAAGATCAAAGAGCTTATGAAGGTGTGTTATGTCTACGAGTTAAAAACCCCAACACCGGTACAAATGGCGCAAATCATCGATATTACAATGGGGTCAAGAATTGAAGCGAGTATGCGAAAAAACATTATAACCTTTGTTCAAGGCAATCTTCGAAAGCTGGATGCCGTTGCCGAGATGAGTCGCAAATCCAATAGCATTCTTGCAAACAATATTCTTCACGCTATATTTCAGCCAAAGACGTACAATGAAGACATTAAAAAGATCACTGAAAAACTTATGAATACAGAGTACTCTATTTCTGACCATAATGTTCTCATCAATGAAACCGATCGAACCACGATTGGATTGTTATGGCATGAGAACGTCATTGATGTCTTAGAGAAATTGCCGATTGAGGTTTCAGCCCCCTTCTACAAGCTCGTACTTGATAATATCTGTCAAGCGGACTACTTTGACCGAATTACATTTCAGAACCAGATTTGGCTATTCAATGAGTTATCATCATTGATCAAGACATTCTACAATCATTACTTATATCATAAGACGTTTCCAAAGAAGGCGCGGTTTCATCCAACCGAAGTGAGGTTTACCAAGGTACTTACGAAATACAGTACGGAGTACAATAACCAGTTATTCATACAAAATTTGTGTATGCAATTATCCATGGATCAGAAAGATTTATTCGCCTTTTTCCTGACACTAAAAAATCAGTACTCAGAAGATGAAATTCCAAAAATATTGGAAATGTATGAAATTACAAAACTGGATGTGAACCGAATCTACCGTTATTTAGATAAATATATGGAGAAAATGGACCCAATTATGAATGTTCCGGGGAATGGGTGTGAAAATGAAATAGAAACGTTGGATGGTATCTAGAATCGTGCGTTTGAATAAACCCAAAAAGATATAAGGATTATTTAGAACGAAATACAATGGGCGCATCAATATCACTTGATTCTAAATACCGTTTGATTTTAACAACGGAGATCGAATGTATTTCTGCAAACGCAAAGTTGCCATCATCCTCGAGCAGCGGTGGTAGTGGACATAAGAAGAAACATCATAAGAAACATGAGAGCGACAGTGGTAGTGATAGCGACGGCAGCAGGAGCGACGGTAGCGGCGACGGCAGTGGCAGCGGCAGTGGCAGCGGCAGTGGCAGTGGCAGTGACAGTGAAAGCGACGACGATAAGACATACACCGTGAAACTCACTCCCGAGATCATCAGCTATATTCGAAGTTTTATTCGTAAAAACGAATTCTTGGATGAGTTCGACTTGATCACCGAGATCGAGCTGGATAAGTATGACCATGCACCCGGTTCAGCATTGGTGTTCAACTCTGATTCGATTGTATTCATGACAAATAACCAGACATTGGAGGCGGTTGGTGAATGGGAGTATATTGAACCAGAAAAACCGGTATCCTCAAGTAAGTCAAAGAGTAAAGGTGGACGTGACCGTCGTCGCAAGGATGAGAGTGATGATGATCACAGTGACGACAGTAATGACCATCAACGCGAAGGTAAGCGCAGCCAGTACAAAACGAAGGATGATGATCTTCCAGTTGGCGAGATTGAGAACATTCTTACTGAAAAGTTCCAAGAGTACAACAAGACGCGCGAATTCGTTATTCGTGAATCCAAGAATAGCTTCCTTGTCATGTTGATTAAGTCAGTGGAACTTGTTAAAGCATAAAATACGTAATATCGTATCGATTTATTATACGATATTCCGTGATCAATATTCCGTGATTAAACATAAATTGTCTCGGGTAGATCTTGACTGGCGCTATTCCCACTCCCATTCCCGCTCCCACCGCCTCCTTCGTTACGTTGAAGCAGTAGATCATACTTCGCTTGAAGTATACGGTTTGCTTCTTTAAGTTGCATAACCTCTTTGTTCCTTTCATCTACGTCTTTTTGCAATTGTTGAATGATTTGAACAACTTGTTCATTATTCAGTGCCACGGGTTGTTGACCGGGTTGCTGTAAAATAATTTGACCTCCAGGACCGCCGCCACCTGCCGCTGCTGCAGCCGCAGCATTTTCCGCCATTTTCGCGCGTTCTTTTTCAAGTTGAAGTGTTTGTGCGATCACATCTGGCTTCATTTCCGGACGCCCAGGTGCATAATCCGCGAGTAGTTTCTCCAACTCCACCATATAAAACCTGCGAAGCGTGTTGTCCTTGATAAAATCCATGACTTTTTTCGGAGAATCACGCACTACATCCGGGTTTGCATTTACAAGAAGTTTACGTTTATCAAATGTATTATGCTCATGCGAAAACACAAGAATCACCTTCATTGGATCCAATTGAACAAAGGGGACTGTATAATCTTTCAAAAATGCGCGCTCTTCGGCCAGGCATGCGTCGTCGTTGTATCGATGTTGTTTGAGAAGTTTGCGTTTGAATGCGAATGTTCCAGCGGTTGCATGATTCGGCCCATACGGTCCAAACTTCTTCATCTGCCCGATATGTTTGAAATAAATATATATTTCGCTTGAACCGGCACATAATGCGTCGGGGTGTGTCATCAACATATGAACCGCATGAGAAACACGTTGTGGAGGATAATAGTCGTCGTCATCCATATAAACGAGAATCTCTCCGCGCGACTTTTCATGCAGTAAATTTCTCTTTTTTCCCAGTGTCATTTTTGTATCGTATTTAAAGTATTTCACGCGGGGATGTGATGCCACGATATCTTCAATCGGATCTGTACCATCATCAATAATGATCCACTCCATTCTATCTTGTGGATAATCTTGGTTGTTGAAACAAGTAATCATTGCGTTTATAAATGGGCGGCGGTTGAAGGTTGGAGTGCAAACGCTGACAAAAGGGTACGCTTTGAAGTACTCGGGTGTTGACTTTTCAGGAATGCCAACTTTTCCTGCTGCTGCCGGTGCTGCAATGGCTCCCGTATTGCCTGACTTTTTTTTACCCATACTAACCTTTGTCTGTTGTCTGTAGTCCGTTGTCCTTGTTCCGTTGTCGTATAAATATATTAATTTATACGACAAATTGTTTATGTTGTTTCTATCCACTCCAGTTCTTCAGTGTGTCTACAAATTCCATAATACCCTGCCAATAATGCGTTAAATACAACACGAGTAACATAAGGATCACGATTGCCGCGACATTCAGATCAAGGTACTCGAATGCATAAAACATCAATGTAAGATTAAAGAAGAAGAATATGATCGGTACATGTTTTGCGTAGAGTTCGCGATATTCGTCCCACTGGAATAAGGGGTATATAAAGAATGTTCCGATAAACTGGAAGAGTTGAACGAAGAATGAGATGACAGGGAAAATACCGAATCCAAATGCCGTGAATAATGACCAGAGAGAACCGCCAATGAACTCTTTACGGTTATCAGTTTGATTCAAAATCATACCAATTACCGTTGTAAAGAATGGTCCACCCATCAACATAAACCCACCAAGTAAAATAAGAACAAACGGCATTAAAATAAAAATCAATGGTGAAACGACTTTGTATAACTCTTTGGGGATGTTTTGGTAAATTTTGGTAATGTATCCAAACAGTGCCAATAACATTGCGCGGTCAGATGAGAATGAAAAGATGTATGCGTTGTTCACCCATTGTTTGAAACGTGCCTTGATGAAATCCCAATTGAGAAGATTTACCTTGGTGATGCCTTCATCTACGCTTTCTTTTATCATATCCACTTCTTCTTTTGATAGACAAAACCACTTGAAGACGTATGTATCGAGAAGAATTGCCGCTTTCAAGTACAACTTTTCAGGAGTTTCTAACTTTGGATTATCAGCGATGCCGCCGAATTTATCGTCACACTCTTTTTCACATGCGCTGTATTCGTCCGTATAACAATATGGCCAACCTTCGCGTTCGGTAGGGAACAATTTTTCAAGATAAAGGCTATTGTTCTTTATACTTTCTGGGTTACAGTAAAAAAGAATGTTGACAGATACGATAGAAATAATCAATGTTTCGATGAAGAGTGCGAGAATACTAAGACCAAACTCTTTGAGTGCGGCAACATCAAATAATGATTTTGGTTTGGCTTTTTCTTTTGGTTTCTCATCTTTTTTGTCGTCTTTTTTGTCTTCGCCTTCTCCGTCGCCTTCTCCGTCGCCTTCGTCTTTGTCGCCTCCGAATGCTCCACCTACTTTGCTAAAAGTGCCGCCGCCTTCTTCCTCGTCGCCGCCTTCTTCCCCGGTATCTTTCTTTTCTTCATCCTCGTCGTCTGCCATTGTATACGTCAGGAGTTATATATACGAGAGAATATTATCACAACCACTTATCGCGCATACATTAAACCGCAATTTCCCGACGTGAATGTTAATATGTTGTATCGTTCTTCGATCAGGTGAAAATCATAACTATAAAGATAAATATTTACATTTGGTTTATTCATACCGATAATCTCTCGTGTATTCGGATTGCAAATCACTTTGACTTCGGCAGCGGTATCCAATGGCGGATAAATCGTCGAGAGTTCGAGTTCAATTTGGTTAAACTTACTCATATTGATCGCTCCGCTAGGTTGAAGGTCAAACGGATCTGAATTCAAACAAAAGTTGTAACAGTAAATGCCAGGTTTTGCATTTCCACGTGTGCGTGTATATTTTTCAACATAATTATAAATGCCTGCGTCTAGTAAATTCTCTCGATACTTCCCATTCAAAGAGATCCCGAGCATCTGTAAAATGTCGCGTTCATTCTCCGACTGAAAGTCGCCAGTAATATGAAGGCCAGTAAGACGTTTATCGCGTGGATTGATTCCCGGACCAATCCCATTTTTCGGACCATTTTTATCAAGATAGTAACGGTCATGAATAAAGTCAGGTCGGTTTCTCCATGCTTGCGTTTGAAGATCACTCGTTGCAGTAACCACTTCACTAAACATCGATGGTCGCCAATCATCATCGATCGGTGCTGGAATGATATCATATGGAAGGTAGTTGTACGGCCAGTTCGTATAATTACTCCATTCATTACGTAGATTGACATCGCTGCGTTGAAAGAACATTGTCCATGATGACACCATTCCCATCGAGTTCTCTATTTTCAGCTTTCGGCTTCCAGTAACATCATGGAATGTCCAGTCATAGTACGACTTGATCAAGTACTTTTGTTGGTTCGCGGCGAAGACTTTGGATTCATCATCCGAGAGAAAGCAATACGTCGCCATGAGATGTACATCGGCATTCCAGTCGGTTCGAAGACTTTGGTAGGTATTCATCGAGAGATCGATACTTGGAGGCGGGTATAAAAACCGCCATAA